TTCCAGTTCATATTTATAAATAGCTAATTAAACAAAGTTGTATCTGCCCGTTCCTGACTTAAAATCAAACTTGCGCCATGCTAATGCTAAAGCACAAACGCAGTCATCCGTAAATCCAGTCGGAGCAGAATACTTTACTCCGTGTGATGTATATTGATATTCAAAAACTTCTAATTCATTTTTAATCATTCCTTCGGGATAGTGTACTCGCTCTTGGTGGATTGCCACTTGAAGACCTAACATTAATTCTTGCTTGCTTTGTGATGTAAACTTAAAGCCTTCTATGTCCATGCCTTCCCTTTGTAATTGCTCGACTATCGGATCGCCTACTCCAGTACTATCAATTAACATCGGTGCTTTTTGACAATTGCGTAAAATGTTCTGAGTCGATGCCCAATCTTTCTGAAATCGGTCATAGTAAGCCACATTGCCACTATTATCTAAACCGATAATTACCGTCCAATCTGAGTACTTTGCCAAATCGACTCCGTAACATTTAACAATGTTGGTAGAAATATCCGATGTACACTTACGAATTGCCTCACTTCCGAATGGATTCGCAGCATTCTCGGCTGGGTTAGCCATATACTCTTGCTCGAATACTACGGGAATTGCTGATTCTTTAATTGAATCGACCTCAGAATTTGCAATATAAGGATTGTCGTAAGTCGAATACTTAAAGGATTCCCATTCTCCGTTTGCTTCTAATCCTTTTAAATATAAAGAATAGAAATAATTCTTGCCTCTCGGAGTTGATAGGAATAGCGCCTTGCCTTTGTAATCGGTTAAGGTAGGTCTTATAGCATTATTCCAACCGTTCTCTAAATCGGGAATATATGAAGCCTCATCGATAATCACATAGTGAAATCGCATACCTCGAAGATTGTCTAATCTTTCGCCCGTATAAAATCGAATGACTCCACCCGTAGCCAATTTAAAAGTCAAATCTGATATGTTAGAAGTTGCTACTTCGGGAGGAAGAATTAAAGCAATATCATCAAAAAAGACTTTGGCTAATTTATAAGTCGGAGTTATGTAAGCAACTGACTTTCCTTGTAATGCTTCCACGCAAGTTATGACCTGGCTAATCAAGGACTTGCCAAATCTTCGCCCGCACATAAGCACTCTAAACCTCGCCTTGCTCTGTAATACTTTTTTCTGCGCCTCGTGTGGAGTCGGTAGGATAATCTCCATTGGCAAATTTTATAGTTATTTCAGTATCTTGTTTTATATCAGCCGATTCTTTTGGCTTTCCAAATACCCTACTTAATAAAGTTTCAATCGAATATAAAGAGCCGTTCTTTAAAGACTTATTCATTGCTCCAGCAATTGTCTTTTCTAATATCGAACTTTCAGGATTATCAAATATCTCTTTAAGTTGGTCAATATTCATAGCAAGCATTTTACGAATCGTTATTCCAATCTCGGTCATATTATAACCTGATTCCTTTAACAACGTAACGTATTTCTTTGGTCGACCATTTGGATTGCCTGATTGACCTTTCTTAAAACTTACTAAATTTTGTTCGTTTGCCATATTGTTTTACATAATTTTTATATATTTGTTAATCAATGCGATAATAGTGTAGTGGTAGCACACTTGGCAACCAGTCAAGAAGGGGAGTTCGATTCTACCTTATCGCTCAAAGCCTGTCTTTCCGATAGGCTTATTTTTTGCCCTTTGTACATTCCTGCACCCATTTCATCAATTTTACTAAATGGTAATATTGGAACATTTATTTTGCAATTTTTGTCTATTAAGTAAATATAACGAAATTGAAAGCCAATTAAAGGAACAGCTTCTTTTGGCCAATTAGCTTTACCACCTGTTTTTAAAATATGTTTACCTTTTGTTACTGTCATTCTACTTAAAATTGTACCATCAGGCATAATTCTTGTTGGCGAGGTAGAATTTATTTTTGTTAAAACAAAACCAGATGCCCTGTAAATTGTACCATCTCCACATTGAGTTCCATCGCTAAAACTTAAAATCCATTTTATTTGTGGTGCATTTTTTTTTATTAATTTAATAGTAATTGCTATGCATCGACTTTCGCTATACTTTGGCAAATATTCATCAAAAGCCATTCTATTTAGTTCTAACATTTGATTCCAACCTGTTTCTGTAACTAATCCTATTACAGATTTTTTAACCATTGGACTTCCATAACTTAAAACACCATGCAACTTATCATCAAGAAATGCTCCAAAATGTAGAATTGAATTTGGCACAACCTTACCGCTATAATGATTTTTTTTTATAAATTCATTTGCGATTTTGCTTGGAATTACTTTAACAATTATTTCTTTTGCTCTGCCCATTGCATTATTATTAAATATAAAGCATTTCCATTTGAATTTTCATTGCCCATTGTTTCAGCATATTTATATTCATCTGTCATTTTAATATCCTGAATTGCATTTTGAATTTGAATTGCTTGCTCATTTGCCAAAGTAAATGTCATTTGTTGAAAAGGTGATTTATCTCCATTTGGCAAATCAAAATTAGTTCCTAATTCTGATGCATTAATATCATAGCTTGGAATATCTAAACCCCACTCAACCAAGTCCTCAGCATCCCATTCGTTAGCAAGCATATCCCAATCCCATTCTCCATATCCAACATTGTCTTTAATTATAAATGCCTTTTGTTGTTCTTCATTTAAATCACTTGCCTTTATTATTGGCACTTCTTTTAGTCCAGCTTCCTTGCAAGCCTTTAGCCTCATATTTCCCCCAAGTACTATCATATCATCGTTAACGACAATAGGTCTTAAAGATAGCATCTGAGGAAATTCCTTAATCGATGCAACTAATTTTTTAAATTTGTCATCCTTGATAATTCTTGGATTGTTTGGATTCGACTTTATGTCGGTCAGTTTGGTTGTTGTGATATTCATTTTTTAAATAATAAGGACCACTCGGTCGGTAAAGTTAATTTCTTTTCTAAATTAAATCCGAATTGAGCAAAGAACTCAATCCATTTTTCTTCGGATTTAATATTGATATGACCCCAAGCCTCATCTTGCTCAGGAGTTGTAAAATATGGAGTTGAAGAAAATAGGAAATATTCACAATTAATATTATGCATATAATCCTTGATTTGCTCATCGGTTAAATGCTCCATTACTTCAATGCTTACAACCATTTGACAATTGTCGGGATAGTCAGTAATATCGTTTAATTTAACTCCTCTTTGATAGGCAAATCTTTGATGATATTTATTTGGCTCAATGCCATAGTAATTAATACCTTTCTTTTGCAAGCATTCTCCAAGCGTTCCCATGCCAGCACCTATCTCAATTACATCTTTAGCATATTCAATTATTATGTTTGCCGTTGCATCCATCAAATTATAATAATCAGGATTCTCAGGAGTTATTCCAGCTTGTACTTCAATATCAAAAAACTCCTTATCTGTTACCATTAAAATTTAATTGCTTTGGTATCGGTATTAATTTTAATCAACTTTAATTCTAAATCATTATTATCGTAATGAGTTCCAATTTCTAATCGTTTAATTGTCATCCATTTATATTGACCATTGGTAAAAAATACTTTTGAACGTAATATTCCTAACTTCTCAGCCATACGATAAACCTCAGAAGAATTGTATTCGTTTCTTCGAGTTATAATATAAACTTGTTTCCCTTGCAAGATATTCCTTTTCGCAATCTCTTGACCTCTTGCCGTAGACAATGTGTCATCGAAATCAAAAGAAACCTTGTTAATATCTGCACGGTATTCTCCGCTTGCCAATATAGCCTTCCATACTTCATTTGCTTTTTCTTCCGTTTCATAAATACAAGCGCTTTCTCCTATGCGCCATTTTCCGTTTGAACATTTTATTACTGGCATTATTCTATGAGTTTAGAATAAATAGCAAATCTATCCTCATTAATTTTAAATATGTCATAATGCTCACGAACATATTCAGCGTTTGACTCGCCAAAATCCGTTCTCATTTGTGAACTAAATGCCATTCGTTTAATATCACGTTCCCAATTATCAACCCAACACACCGTTGGTATGTCATCGTATGGCGCTCTTTTAATTGCCATCAATGGAATCCGTTTTGCTCCAGCTTCTAATGCCTTTAAGTTTGACTTCATACGATTAAATTTATTATCAAGTAAAGGCGCAAGTAATATATCAGCCTCTTGATAAAAATTCATGTACAAATCTACGGGCATCGATTCAAGAATCTTATAGTTGAGTTTCTCGCCAGCAGTAAACCAATCGCCCATCTGCTTCCAATGAAATTCGTTTGCTTTATTCCAACCACAAAGAAGCATTCGTGTTGATTCTCTAAATGATTTAGACTTAGATAATTCAAATATTGGATTCTTCAATTGTCGCATATCAGGAAAATGAGTGATGCTTCCCGTGTGCGCAATGTTAACAAATTCGTTTACATTTCTTGTCGCAGTAAATTGGTCACGGTCAAATGGTAAAGCATTCGGCAAAACATAGCAATTAGGATTTATCTTTACTATTTCTATTCTTAATCGGTTATGAGTTGTCGTTACAACATCAGCCACTTTGATATAATGCTTAATGATATTTGGGATATTTAAATCTCGGTAAGTCTTTGCTGATAAATGCTGACTAAATAACTCCCAGTAATCATCGATATCAACAACCAATTTAAAGCCAATCTTAGCCTTCCATTTTAATAAATCGGGCAATGGTATCAATTCACAAAAACGATTGACTACGACAACGTTTATTGACTTCTCAATAAGCATCTCTTCGGTCATCGTATCCGTAATAATGCAGTATTCCTTTTTCATTACCGATAATGGTAACGCAAGGCGATGGTAAGTAACTCCTGAATGCCTAGTTCCGACGGCGCAGATTCTTAGTTTTGACATCGTTTGGTTTTGGTTGGTTGAGTTTGGCAATGTACTTAATTCCTTCGTAATGTGCTGATAATCTTTTTAGCATATCAAATACGCAAGAGCCACACCACGAATTGAAGTTAAAATCCTTGTTGACATATTTACGATATAAATTCGCATACTCCTCAAGTATTTCTCGGTCAATGTTTTTGGTAAACCCTAAAGCAACTGCTTCAAAGTTTATAATATTGGCTTCTATAAATGCTATCTCTTGTTCGGTCATAGTTTGTTTATTAATCTAAAAATGACTGCTCCTAATATACCCGAACTAAATACGATTGCAATCCATTCTTGAAACTGCATAGGAATAACAATCAAAACGATGGCGCTCCAGGTACTTAGACAAGGAGTGCAACTAAACGGCTTAAAGTTTAGCCCGAATGACTGATAAAGATTTGTCATCGTAAAAAAGACTGCAAAAGAAACGGCTGCTATTATTGTTATCATTTGTTTGTTTGGTAAATTTCATCTTGAACAACACTCCAGTAAGCACGGTCATCTGCCTTTAGTTTCTGCTCAAGAATTAATGAACAAAAGTACAAAGCTAATTCAAAAGCAAATGCTTTATTGCCACAAAAATAAAGGGCATTGATTAACAAACTTTTGGCTTTCTCATCAGGCTTCATCCCTTATCTTCTTTTTAATATTTGAAATCGTTTTGACAATCGACATATACGGTATTCCAGTCTTTCTCGAAATCTCTGTTTGATTAAAATTTAATTCAACATAAGTATCGAGTAGCATATCCTCATACCAAGATAAAGACTTTCGTGCTACCTCCACTCGATTAAATAGCTTTTCTTTGTAATCCTTTGATTCATCCTCAATCTGCACTAATTCGTGAATCTCATCAATACTTTCAAACTTGGCTCTGAAATGTCTAAAGAATGGTTGATTCATTCCAGTACTATAAATCATATTTAGCATACATCTGACCAACCAATATTTCAATCCACTCGTTCCGTTGTTATTGTAAATTGACCAAAATTTGTCTTCTGAAATCGAGCAAAGATTTAAAAACATTTCTTGCTTTAATTCTTCTCGCAAATTTGCTGGTTGCATTTTCATCAAGGCTTGTTTAATCTCCTTTGAATTGTATAACTCCTCAATGATTTGCGACCTGGTCATTCCTTTGATTTTCTGATTATTTCAAAAATAAAATAAACGATAAAAGCCACCTCGATAATTCCTACCGCAATGGCTTCCCAAATTAACCTTTCCACTTTTCAAGTTCCCGATTCAAATACCAAACTGCTTTGTCCAAATCTTTCTTTTTAAATCCTTTCTTGTCAGCTCGCAGTATGTACTTAATTGAGTTCCCAAGATTAAAGTTTAAGTCAAACGAATCAATTATATCAATGACCTCAATTCCATTCCCCTGATAATGCTCAGGATGGTTGACCTCTTCTTTGATAACTCCTTGATAATTAATCTTTTCCATTTGCAAAGTTTACATTAAAGATTGTGCAATTCCAAATAATCCTTGATTTTTTTTGTTTGTCGATATGCTGGGTACGATGCACCGCTTTCCATTTTGATTCTATTCATGTTAATTTCAAGGCTATAATTTAAATCCTGATAGGTTGCGCAGTCGATAACTACTTGAATCGTAGGTCGTTGTATTCTCATTGTAATCCATTTGACTGCACTAAGATGGTTATCCTTCAAATTTCATCCAATCTAAATCTTCGAATTAAACTTTCGCAATCCTCAATTGACCTTACAATCGCATAATAATACCCGTGATTAATGGCTATCGATTCAAATGCTTTTTGATTTGGTTGCTGAGTTCCCTTGTCAATCTTAACTTCAACAAATAATCCTTTCCATTTCTTATTTGAAACCATCCAAAACATATCAGCCACTCCAGCCTTTGCTCCTTCCATCTTTAATTTGATTGCAACCAGTCTATGCCTTGCGCCTCCATTGGGTATCGCATAATAGTAAAAGTCTTGTGTCCACTCTAACCACTTGCAAATTGCAACCTGGAGTTTATGTTCGTGTTCGTTTCTCATTTTACAATTTATATGCTTTTTGTCAATTATCTTTAACGTTATATTTTAATCTTCCGTGACTTGTGTATAACCGTAAATCTATTGTATCAGTGTAGATATCCTCAGATTCGGAAATTCCGAATACCCACTTCGGCTCATTATTTTTTTGTATTGTCTGATTATTTTTAATCGCATAATAATAAGCATAGCAAATTAATACCAGTGCAGTTCCGTAAATTAGTTTTCTTTTCATTTTATATAGTTTAAAATATGTACAATTACATCTACCGTCCAACCATTCCCAAGCATTTTATATCGTTGTGAATCTGAAACGTGAGCTGTATAATTTTCATTAACTGTTTGAAGTCTTTCACATTCAATTGGAGTAAGTCTTCTTACAGTTGATTTATCAATTTTTGCTAATGCACAACCACTAATATCACTACTACTTCCTCCTCCTTTAGTTGCTAAAGTACCTGACTTGCCATTTTCTCTCCATCTGAATCCTTCATCATATCTAAAATCTCCACCATAAATTTTTATCATATTATCAGTTGGACATACGGCTGGATTTGTTCTTAAACAATTTGCTTTATCATCTTCATTTTTTGGAGAAAATCCAAATCCACTTCCCTTTTCCAAATGGCGTTCTTTATGTATTTCAAATGTAGATATCATTTTATTACTAATGAAATATTTATCACCAACATCTAATTCTAAAACATCTTTTAATAATATACCTTTATCCTTTGGTTGTTTAATTATAGATTCTAAATCTCCAAATAATCCTTGTGGTTCTAAACCTATATTAGTCCAGTACAAACGTTGTCTATTTTGAGCAGATACTAAAGCTGAATTAATCATTATTGGTTTAACCCCTATTGCCTTACTTAAAACTTTTTCCCATTTCTCTCCCATCATTACATTTTCAAGCAAGAAATATTTTGGTTTTACTTCATTTAACAATCTCATATATTCCCAAAATAAATAAGATTGACCTTCAAACTCAAATCCTTCAGCCTTTAATTCAAGATAATGGTATAATGTCAAAATCTCTTGCTCATCTTTTGTACTCATTCCTTTACGTTTACCAGCAAAACTAAATGATTGGCAAGGACTACCTCCAATAAGAATATCAATTTTAGGTAAAGAATATCCATCTACATTTACAACACTTCCAAGCTGATTAGTATTAGGGTAGTTTGCCATTGTAACCTGGATAGCATATTTATCAATTTCAGAGGCAAAGTATTTATCTACTTTAATCCCAGCTCGTTCTAAAGCTTGTTGTCCGCATGACATTCCATCAAATAGGCTTAATACATTCATAAATTATTAGGTTTAATAGTTCCATCATTATCGATATGACAATCAAATGTAACTAAAGAATTTATAAATTTAATATAACCTTGAGTTTTACAATGCATTTTCCTTTCTTCAATATCCTGAATACTAGCATATTTATTCCAAAGTTCGATTCGTTCTTCTTTGGATATTGTCGGAATTTTAAATTGCTCCAGGTAATCAAATAGGATTGACAAGCCTCCAGCAATGAACGTAAATTTCTTGTCGTTCTTTTCGCAGTATCTAATCTGATTCGCATACTCATTAGCCGTATCAATTGCTTGCTTCATTAATTCTTGGTCACTTGGTTTTTCATTCAATGGCTCTATTGGTTTAGGTAAATTTTTAATCTCTTGTCTTGCATACTCTTGATAAGCACTCATAATCCTACCAAAATATTCACAAGAGAAATTCTCATAGCATTTAGAATCAATATTTAACTTGCCAGCGACTGCCATTTCAAAAGCAAGTTTTATTTCTTCGCAAGTATTATTTCCAAAATTAGACTTAACGAAATTTGTTAATACAAACTTTTCTTCTTCGGTTGGTAGATTGCTTCCTCGTAAGCCAACCAAAAGCATCGAGTAACGTAATGCTTGCTTTATATCTTCTTCGTTCCTTACACGCAAAGTAATAGTACTTTGTGCTTTTTGTATTGCTATTGCATTACCACTTCCGTAAGGCTTCCATTCTTGCGGCACTTGTTCCGAGTTTCTCAGTTGTATTTCCATTATTGCTAAATTTATTTTTGTTTTGCATCCAAGTTTTTACTCTGCGACTAATTTCAAAAAACTTTTGGCATTCCCATCGTTCTTTACCTTGAATATTTTTTTCAGTCCAATAATAAAAAAAGTTTGAGTATTCATCTTTTAATTCGTGAAGGTGTGGAGAAACCATTTCAGAAAAACTTGCTTTTACTACTCTTTCTTTATTATTAGTATATATATTATCTTCTTTTTTACTATAATCATTATTACTAATATTTGATTGTTTTCCTATATTAGGATTTTCCTCATTAGGTTTTCCTGTTATTAGGTTTTCCTCAATAGGAATTTCATATAGAAGGTAATCAACAACCCAAAAACCTTTATTATTTTGGTATCTATTTCTTGCTAAATATCCAAAATTTTCTAATTCTTTTAAAGCAGAAATTACACTTGGCAAACCTTCCTTTACTTGTTTAGAAATACGTTCAGCAGAGAACTCCCAGTTGTCAGGCTTTGATTGAATATAAGCATACATCCCTTTTGCCTTAAAAGAAATATGAATGCTATTCAGTAAATCATTAGGTATTGTTCCATACCTATTTTTAATAATTAATTTTCCCATTTTTTTAAATTAAAAAAGCCACCAAATAAATCCATCGGTTCTCACTTCGATTTCATTAAATGATGGCATTTTAAGACCTTTGATACTATAATGTGAGAACGTATCCGCTTACAAATATAAAAAAACTAAACCGATTTACAAAGTCTTTTAAGAAAATATCCAGCATAAATTGGATGGTCGTTTTCAAATAACCTGGCATAGTCAGAAGTATAATTATTGTTCACCTTGTAGCCATCATTACCTTCGACCATTGTATGCCATCTAATAACTTCAAAGATTTGCTTTGCTCCTAATCTGACGTAGCCTCGATTAATCATTTGGTAAGCCAGGCGCTTAAACTCGATATAAATTTGAGGATTCTCTTCGTGATACTTTTTGAAACTTGTTTTCATTTGGTTTAAATTTTGAGGTTTGATATAATTTTTTGTAATCCTTTTTTAACTCTTTTGTCAAATGGTCTTGCCATTGGTTGAACGTAAGTGCTTTCATCTTAATAAATCTACAATTAAATAAAATATCCAAGTGGCAATGATCCCCACGATGCCGACCATCGTGAGAAATTCTGCCGTTTCAGTTGAATTATTGGATTTGCCTTGATTTTTCATCTTGCATTTGTTTAGTTATCATTTGAACTTCTCTCATTACTTCAGGATATTTAACGTATCCTTGCTCCTTGTTTCTAAGATTCCAGTAAACTACTTGCTGAACATTCTGAACGTTCCATTCTCTTGCTGAAAAAGGTAAAATACCTTTCTTGTTTAAACTATCGGCAACCGCCTGATGTATTATATTTTTCTTTATCTTAATCATCATAGTATTGTTTTTTTAATTGATGTTGTACTTGATTTTGCTGGAGGATAAAACTCAAAGGATTCTCCCGTTTCTTCATCCACCGTAATGGTCTTATTCTTAATTCCTTTACAAAACTTCTCGACCTCTTTTTGCTTTTCTTTAAGCTCATCGATTTGGTCTTGTAAATCAACCCATTGCTTGGTTGCACTAAAGTCGTATTTCGTTCCAACCTCAGCCACTTGCATCTCAACATTGTGGACCTCGAATCTACCTTTATCATATTTAAGCAATTCATCGACTGCTTGTTCTTTTAAAGTCTTCTCCAGTTCAGCAAATAGCAACTGGTATTTTGATGCGATGGCAAGCAAAGACTTTATGTCCTTGCCCCCTTCTTTGACTCCCTCATTAATCAAATGAACCAAGTGATTAATCTGAGCCTTGCTCATATCTTGAATAGGGTTATGACCGAATAAACCTATCTCGAATTGTTGTGGATTAAATTGTATCTCTTCCATAATTAAAAAGGTAAATCGTTCTCGATTAATGTAGCACTTGGAGAATCAAACGATGGCATTGGCTTTGAAGCTTGAGCAGTAAATCCTTCCGTTCCTTTAATCTTAAAGTTGCCCAAGATTGGTGCATTACTTTCGGGAGTCTTAACTCCATCTTGCGTGATAAAACCGAAGTTCCCGTAATTGTCAGCATCCTCTTTAAGAAATCCGCTGATGTTAAGGTAAGTACCTTTCTTACCCTTGTAAAATTTAGACTTGTCTAACAAATCTACGTTAATTGAAATGCTTACTAACTTGCTCATTTTGTTGGTTGTTTAATTGTGAAACTTAATTTTTTAGTTGAAAATAGACTAATAATATGTTGGTCATTATTTATAACCTCTGATTTATCTGCATATAATTTATTTAATTCTTCAATTGTATTACAAGAATCAATTAAATTTTTCCATCCCGATAATGGCATAATAATACGAGCATTATTTAATTCCTCTTTGCCGTGAGTATTTGTAGCATCCGAGTCCTTCGTATCATCGAGACCAAAAAGTCCTGATAATGAATATTTTCGAGCATAACTTGATGCCGCCCCAGTGACCTGGCTTCCATCCATTCCTTTTTTACTTTCTTCTTCTCTTGCATATCCATCCGTTGAATACGTTTCTTTTCCGTTTGAGAGAGTCGCAGTTGCCTTAATGTAATATCTATCTCCCACGTTTATTATCGTGTCGGAAATCGTAATAGAATAACCCATCGGATTAACTACTTGCTTGACTGCTTCAAGGATATCTTCAGCACTTCGGTAGTTGTATTTACCGAATGAATTGAATTGCCCTTTAGGTGCTTTTACTTTTGCTTGAATTTCTGCTAATTTGTTTTCCATTTTAGTCTAAGATTAATTGTTGAAATTTTGATTTGTAAACTCGTTCCTCTCTGCAAACTGCTGCCCAAAAGTCTTCAAGTTCTTCGAAATACCAGGTGCAAGAATAGAACCCAGCTTCATCTTTGAATTTTGCTTTATACTTTTTCATAGTCCTGAGATTATTGGTAAGATGTGCCAAAATAAAAGATATCCAAATATTGCGATTGCAATGCTACCAAGTAACCCTTCTCTGTCAGTTTGGTAGAAATCTTTAATGTAATTGATTGACTTTTTCATTTGATTGTTGGTTTAAGATTGCCGAAGAATCCGCTTCGGCTCGGGTTTTATTTTTTACCACTCTTTAAAATCTTGATTTTCTTCGTAACCTAATAAATATTCTTCTATTTCTTTTGGGTCGGTTAATATAACCATTTCCCCGTGACCAGTTCCTTCAGGCCATTTGTGTGGGTATCTGCTTCTTCCGTAATATGAATCTGCACTTCCTCTATCGTAAGGTGAACCGTGATTTGTATTGATTGTTGAATTTCTCATTTTTTGATTGGTTTAAGTTTATTATTTGTTTTTGTTGAGACAAATATATACCTATTATTTTAAATAAAAAAACTTTTTATAAAATTATTATAATTATTTATTTAACGGTCGTATAAAACAAAAATCCCCACCGATATGACCAATGGGGATTCTATTTACTTAAACCTATTTAACAAAAAATTTAACTATGAAATGCAAACCTACAAAATTTTTCCGTTAATTATCTGAATATTATTAACTTTTGATTTACCATTATCTATTTCAACTATTGCAAAGCCGTGTGTATGTTGATTATATGGCATATACTTAGGATTTAAAGACGTTAAACAACCAGTTGAATACGTGTTTATATATTGACCAAATCCATTTTTTTTAGTTGTAATAGTTTTTCTATGAACGTGACCCATTAAAGTATTACAAAACATCTTATTAAATAATGATTGACTTGGATTTATTCCACCCGTGCCAAAACCTTCGTGTCCGTGAATCACTAACAAATCGCCCATTTCCATTCCTTGCCAATCCTCGACCATTGTAATTCCTAACTTATCTAACCTAAAAAATACATCGAATTGTAAATCATGTAACTGCGCAAACTCCTCAGCTTGCAATTGTAATGACCTGGCGAATCTATTTTCGTGGTTACCAAGTTTATAATAAATCGGAATCGTTCTAAATATATCCCTAAGCCTTTGCAAGAAATCCCTATTCATGTCGACCTCTCTTTTAAAGTCTCGCATATCCTTTTCCTTTTCGTGCCTCGAAATAGAATAGAAATCTTGGATATCTCCATTAAGATATAAGCAATCAATCTCTTGCTCCTTTAAATGCTTAATTGCACAAGTCAAAGCAGTCAAGTCGTGATAAGGGAAATGAATGTCAGATAAAATTCCAATCTTTTTTAAATGCGGAGGCAGTTTAGCTGAAACATATTCCTTGCCAATGCTATCTTCTATTCCAAAATTGTCTAAGGTATCAAGGTTGTAATTGACGACTACTGGAGGAATCTCTTGATTAATTGCTTGGCTTGACCTTGTGCTTGTTAATATACCGTTAGCATTCATCAATTTACGAAGACTATTCCAAGATTTATACCCATACATTTCGTGAAATGTGTTATAAAAATCTTTATTAGTCATATTAGTGGAGTAGAAATGCTCCCTAATCTTAACTATTTTATCTGCCTTGTTCATATTCTTCCATTAAAACATCGACCAAAAATTCGATATTGTTTAGCACTTTCATTCTTAATACGTAAGCAGCATCATCAATGTGTTCAATGTTTTCCATAACATCCATCATTGTAAATAACAAATCACTTGCTCTTGATTTTGGTTTTTCCACTGGCTCGATATCGATTTTATACATAGAAAATTCTTAAATATAAGTACCCAAAGATTATAAGTCCTTGAAAAATAATGGTTAAGATACACCAAGTTGGAATGATATTCGTTACTTTTTCTTTATTAGATATTAATTTATCGGTTGACAAACTCGAAGCATACAAATTTCGATAGACATTTTCGATTGAATCTATATTAATTGTGGCTTGAATATTGCCCTTGTAAGACCTGATAATTATGCGACCTTGTGGAACGGTTATCTTTGAATAGAAAGTGTTAAGGATGCCCGTAGAATCGCAAGGATTCTCAATAGTTAGCGTATCGTGTACCGCATTGAAACGTGTAATTACTTTGTAGTCACGGATTGTGTCGATGCGAATCTTTTCTTTTTCGATTATTATCGATTTTTCTGGTCGGCACGAAATAAAAAAGTTTGCAATTAGCAAACCGATTAAGAGTTGTTTCACGAAAAGTATAATTCAGATTCTGCTTGTCTTCTCAAGGTAAGTCCATTTAAGATTTTACCTCCACTTTTATTCCATTTTAAAAATTCCAACTTGATTAAAGAATCATTTGGATTAGCATTGACTTTCTTTAATAAGGTGCTTTTCTTTAAAGCGCCAGCGCCCACGTTATAACATAGCGAAACCAATGAGTCGAACTGATTTTGATTAATGTCATCACGACAAAATGAGTCAACGCTCCGTTCATAATGTTTAATTACATTTAAGAATATATCCGTTGCTCTTGCTTCACTAATGGGCGCATCAGTCATTTTGACTTTAGTTCCATCTTCGTAATAGGTGCAACCGATTGAAATGGTTGGTATTCCAGCTGGACATAAGTAAGGCTTGAGTTTAACTCCCTCAAACTTCTTTATTAGGCTTAGTCCTTTTTGGCTTATTTGGTTGACTTTCATCTAATTTTGCTCTTAGTTCAATATTCTCACTTCGTAAATTATGAATCTCAGTTGTCAAAGTTTCAACTTTGTCTTTCAAATCTGCAACCTCAGCTTTTAAATCAGTTGCCATTTCCCTCCAAATTTTAATTGCTTCTTGAACGTTTGTAATCTCGGAAGATTGTACCTCAATTTTTTCTTTCTTGCGACCAAATAGCCAGGTAATTAATGAACCAAATAAACCCGTTACTCCTGGTATTACTATCTCTTCCCAATCATTCATTATTCGCCTTCAGTTTCAGGTGCAACTTCTTCTTCAACTATTGGAGTAATTACTTTCTCTTGCAAGCCTAATGTTTCTAGCGCCCATTTAACAATGAATGAATCATCGACTCCCCATTGAGCAACTATTGGCTCAGGAATAATCAAATTGCCTTCTTCAATCATAGGATTAAATTGGCTCATCAATTTAAAATACAAAGTTTGCTCAGGATTTTGAAGTGCATAATTAACAACTCGAATTTCAACTCGGTCTGCAATTTCTCTAACTCCTTTAACTGGCTCAATAAATACTATCATATTAGTCTTTAATAAATATCTCTAATAATTGCGCTTTCGCTAAAACGGTAAATGACTCTGAATCTTTAACAAATCCTTTTAAAGTTTCCTGGTCAGACTTGTCCAAATCTAAGACCTCGCCTTTAAATAATTTCTTTGCCCAATCCCAAAATTTAAGTGCATCCCCTTTAGATGCGGAGGCTAATGCGCCAGCTAACATCTTTCCAGCATTACCACCCTCAAAAACTTGGTCATCAAGACCGATAAAGTCAAAGTTAAAATCTAATTTCATTTGGTTGTTTGTTTAGTTTACAATCATAAATAGCTATTATCCAAAATTTTACCAATATATGTAATTGCCATTAGCATCGACATATATTTGTAATGTTGTATTTCTATATTTTGGCTCGTTATCAGCCTTGTTAATTGTAATACCATCATAAGGTTGATATACTTGGTAGACCGAAACAATATGGTTTCCTTGATGAAATATTTTATAGTAAATTCTTATTGTAAAAGTAGAACCATCTTGATATGGATAATCAACATTTATTTCAACTGGAGTTGCTGGAGTCCAAGAATCTCTTACTGGATTTATTGAATAAGCCTCATTGCTTGCAAAAAATTGTCCGTTAATATAATTTATAGGATATTGCTCTGAAAAGTTATTTACATTATTAATAGAATAAGACCAAGTTAATCCATTTACGTTTGATGGAGTTCTTGAATCGGTTGTTTGGAATATCGGTAAGAACGTATAATTATTAGCCCAATCAATAGAAGAAGTTCTTTCATCTACTTGACTTCCACTAACAAAGCCTTTAAAATTAGTTATTTGTCTTCTTGGAACTACTTGACCCGTTGAATTAACAATCAAATTATCTCCAGGTCTTCCCGTAATTGGTTGAACAACCGTAGACATACGATAATAATTAACAATTAAATTTATTCTTACTGAAAATAAATATTGCCCAACGGGTACAGTTACATTGTTTTGTTGAAATATTAGTAATTCATTAGGCACAAGACCTTGAGAATAAGTGAAATAAGTTTCATTTATAAAAACTGATACGTGGTCAACAATTCTTAGATGTCCAGGTAATGTAATTCTTAATGCTAGTAAAGTCGAATTTGTACTTGGTTGGTTGCCTATCGTTACAATATAATTGTAATATGCTTCATCAGTTGGAGTTGCGTTTATTGGCGCTGGATGAATAAAACTATTATTGATAGTATTCGAAGTAAACGAAAAAGATGGCGCACCAAATACATAAGTTTCGTATGTATTACTTTGGGCATAATTATTAATTATATTACCACCATAGGCAGAAGCAAAGTTGGTATAATTTCCGAATGCGATGGCTCTAATTGTAAATACAAATTCTCCAAAGTAATCAATAGGCAATGAATTAGAAGTTGTAAAAGTAACCGTTCTGCCACTAACTGAAGAACTAAATGGACTCGGAACATCTACCATACTAACAAATTCAAACCCACTTGGCAAGACATCCGACATCACAATTTCTCCGCTTGTCGCATTAGCCAATATTCTCATTTGAATCCTTACCGTACCTGACTGATTTATATTAAATGCGCCTGGCATTGACTTTGCTAAAGTCATATTTGGATAGCCAAAAGTACAAGTGCCGTATTGATTTGCTACTGCTTGCCCATTAGCATCTAGCCATTGGTTACATAAAGCAGTTGCATTAGTATTGGCATTAGTATCAGCATCCGCTTGGCTTATTGTACTTGTATAAGTAGCCGTAAAGAATGGAGAATAAACTTCTTCAAGTGAGCCTACTCCGTAAGCGCCACAATCATTTTTTTGAATTGTACGGACTAATCTTTTAGTAACTGAACTTGTAAATGTTGGAACTCCACCAACTCCCGTATAAACCGTGTTTGAAGTCTTGGTTATTGTTTCGCCTCCACCTTCAACCGTTGCATAATTTGAATACGTTCCCTGAGTAGAAGTAGTAACATAAATCGTTATTACTGCCCCAAATCCTACGGGCAAAGTAGAAGAAAAGGTTGCAGTTACTTGTTGTCCTGATATACTAAATCCCCAAGCTGGAGTATCTCTTTCATACCGTACAAAAGATAATCCATTTGGAATGTAATCCCGAACTATTATGTCTCCTGAGGAATTGACCTGACCATTGTTTGCAATTGTTAATCGATAAGCAAATTCTTGTCCTGAGTTTGCGCTTGTAGGCGCAGTCTTTGAAATCGTTATGTAAGGCGCTGGGACATTACACCTTTGACAATAAAGATACCATTCAGTCGGAAATACCGTTGGAAGATTGCCGTCAGGTCTTGGAGTATAATATTGATTTAATGGAATTGTTTGTCCACTTGAATTTTGAAGCTGACCAAGTTCGGCTAATGTAATGGAAATAAGAGGATTCGCTTGCGATTCCCCCGTTATCTCATTATAGACCTGAGCAAAGGTCATATCTCCACTT